TGTTTCGGGTCTTTCAACAGCGACACCTGCTCGTAGTCGCTGAAGCGCACCAGATTGGGCCAGGTCTTGATGCGGCGCGGCTTCACTTCTTTCAAGACCGTAGCGGCCACGGCGTCGGTCGAACACGACACCGCATCCACCATCTCCAGAATCCTGCGGTACGAGGCGATGGTCTGACGGTTGCGGGCGATGGAGAAGCCCGCCTCGCCGTCCTTGAACAGCACCTTACGCTCTCCCTCAGACATGATGCCGATGTGGTGTCCCTCGGGAATCTCGTTGCCGTCCATGTCCTTGTGCCCCAGCCCTCCGAACGCCGGGTTCAGGGGGGAGATGTCGAACAGATTGTCGTCGGTCTCGACGATGGTGGTAGGCGCCCACTTCCATGCCCCATCTCGCCGCGACGGGATGATGCTCTGGAGTCCGCGCAGGTTATTGATAGGACCATCACCGATGGGCTGGTAAAGCAGCGTGAGGTCGGCCTCGCAGAACGCCTGTGCCCGCTCGTCCTGAGAGAGTCCGCCCTCGTTGGTGTCGATGATGACGCGTACCGGAAGCCCCAAGTCCCGCGCCGTGTGGAGCGGGACTTCGAGCCTGTAGTACCACGAGGCGGTATGGTTGTTGGGGATGGTGGCGTAGACTTTCAGCGGAGTCGGGGTCACGCTGGAACTCCATTCACGAAGGTTTCGGTGGGGTGGTCCTTGCCTCTGCGGTCGTAGGTCTTGTTCTGCGGGTACTTCTTCAGCAGCGCGTAGAACTCTTTCTTCCCTCTCAGCAGTCCGTCCCTGATACGCATAGCCTCGAACAGCGGGACGTTGGTGAACGATGCCACCTTGCGGAACTCATGGCCTTTCATGCTGCCGTCGTCCCGCTTGCGCTCTTCGGCGAGGTCGGCGAACCGCTGTCCGTAGTATTCCGGGTTGGATTTCATCAGCACTTCGGGGTCGATGGCCGCGATTCTCTCTCCCACGGTGGAACGCTCCACCATCTCACTCGCTTCGAGCATGAAGTCGGTGAAGGAGATTTCGTGCGGCGCATCGTTCTTGCTGACGAAGAACTCCATGACGGCCTCCTAGACGTACCCGCCCTTGATGTCGTTCTCTCCGCCAGTAGGCAGGTTGGCATACCCCTGGTCGCGTGCCGGGGTTGTACCGTGGTACTTCGGGAACCGCGTATCGTCTGCGGCGTTGGTCGTGGTTATCGGCACCGGCTGAGACTGCCCGCTAGGGAGCGGGGGCTTCGCGTCGTTGCGGTTGCCGCTACAGCCCGGAGAAAGTTGGACGCCCATCACGAACCTCCCTTTCCAGCGCCCGGATTCGGGTCGCTGCTGCGCCCCGGAGCGGGGGCGTTGTTAGACTCGCTCCGACGACTCGGAGAGTTGAACTGCACGCTGCCCTCCGACTCGGAGATGATTCCAGACGAGCCAAGAATCGGCGCTCCGTAGACCCCGCTCGTCATCGGCACGCCCTGATTGGTGAACACCTGCGCGGGCATAACCATGTTGGGGTCGAGCGGAGACATCTTGCCCGTCGCCGGGTCGTAGATGCCGTCCGGATCGATGCCCATCGAACGGGCGATGGCCTTCTGCTGCCTTGTGCCGTTGCCCTGCATTGTACCTCCGTGGAGCGGGGGCCGAAGCCCCCGCCCCATTGGTTGCTAGGTGTTGATGACGCCAGTAACTGCGCCCCAAGCACTTGGGTGGTCTAGCATCAGCGAGCAATCCATGAGTACGATTCCACGCGTGGTGTCGGACACCTTGCCGAGCGGCTTGTGCTGCGGGGGCCGGAAGAAGGCGACCTTCGCCATCGCACGGTCTCCGATGTAGTACCCGGCGCCAGACGAGGACACCGTCGCCGTCGGGATGAAGCGGTCGGTGATGACCGCGTACAACTGATTGAACGGCGACTCGTAGACATCGACGTTCTGAATCATCGTCTTGTCCATCGCCGCGATGTTCCGCGTGTTGCCGCTGTTCGCAGTCAGCACCGCAACGAACTGGCGCTTGTTGGCGGGGGCGAACCACATACTGTCAGGCTCGGCGCCAGCGTTGAACAGGGACTCGGACAGCGCGATGATGTCAGCCGTCGCCACCGCAGATGTGGAATTGACCGCCGACAGGATGATGCCGTAGCCACGGAAGTTCGACGCCGTCGGAGCCGTGGTGGCGTTTCCGGTCGCCGTGGCACTCGTAGTCGCCGCAGCGGTCGAGTACTTCTGGAACACCCACGATTCGTAGGACCGGGCGAGGAACTTGAAGCCCTTCATCACCTGATGGTCGTAGAAGTCGCGGATGCCAGCCGGGTTGATGGTCCGCGCCCGGTCGGTGACTTCGATGTCGTCACGGAACACCTGACAGACGTTGGTGAGTCTGGCAGGGTCGGTGTTCGCGCTCACGACGAACGCAGACGCTTCCAGCTGCGAAGTCGTGCTGGGGGTCATCAGCGTATCGATGGACCACGAGAACACGACGTCCGACACCTTGATTTTCGGTGCCGAACTGAAGAACGGGGTCTGGAACGAATCGAGAATCGTGCAGACATCCGCAAGACTCTCGTGGGCGACTCCAGGAACGGTGCCGTACCAGCCGCCGATACTGAAGGTGGTGTTCTGACCAGCCATGATTGCTCCTTAGCGACTCCTATCCCATGTTTTCGTAGACGGAGTCTGGGATTGTCTGCCTGATACGCAACTTGGCGAAGGCTTCAGCGTCCTGCTGACTCCCGCTCGCCTGATACTTCCTGAATGCATCGTCGATGGCTCCCTGCCCGGAGTGTTCGGTCCTGCGGGAGTCTCCGGCTCTTCCACCGGGCAATGAGGCGTCCGCCATCTCCTGCGCGTTCGGCGCTTGCGGAGGCGGTGCCCCCTTACGCTTGCTCTCCCCGAACTTCAGGAAGGCGAGTTCCATCGCAGCCACCGGGTCGGCTGAGAACATCCGGGCATACCGCTGAGAGAAGTCCGGGTCGGCGTTGACGAAGTTCGCCACGTCGGCCTCGTACTTCTGGTAGTCGGGGTACTCGTTCAACACTCTGCCTCGGGCCTGAAAGCCTTCCGCAAGGGGTCGCAGCGCCTGACCGACGCGCTCGTTGACGAAGTCATTGAGTGCATCAGCCGGGATGCCGAACTCCGCCAGACGGTCCTCAGGGCGGGTCCGGTTAGGGATGTCCGGCCGCTGAGTTGACTGCTGGAACTGCTCCTGAAGCCGCTGGTTCTCCGCTGCGAGGCGCTTCGCCTCTTGGCTGGAGGCCCGATACCCACGAGCGAGTTCCTCGCTGCTGGAGTATCCGGCGAAGTCGGGAGCGGGAGTCTGGTTGACGTTCTCGTCTGCCATGATGGTGCGTCCTTCCTACGGGTTCGCCGTAGTTTCGGGGTCATCTTGGCGCTGGAGTTCTTCCACGCGCCGGTTGTGGTCGAACACCGCGACTTCATTCACGAACACCGCGAGCAGCCACTCGGCCTCTCGAATCTGTGCGCGAATCGCAGCGTCGTCCATATCCTTGTACTCGCCCGAGCGTTCGGCGGGGGTGAGAATCAGGGCCTTGATAGCGGCGTTCGCTCTTTGCGCGATTGCCGGTTTCATCACGTCGTTCCACGCGGACGACTGCAACAGTCCGCGAATCTTGCCTACCTGGTCTTCGTTCAGCGCCATTTCGCCTCTTCCCTTCTGACTTCCTCTAGGTGAATGGCTTCTTGGCGAGCCTTCATGGCACGTTCATATGCCAAGATTCCGTCCGGGTCAACAATCCACCTTTGGCCGGTCTGTCGCTCAAGCACGGCCTTGTTGTTTCTGAACCAGTTCTCGTCTGCGTTCAGCGCCATCACGCACCCCTTCTCTTGGGCTTCTTTCGTTTGGCAACCACCTCAGTCTCGTACATCTCCGTTGAGAGGTAAGGCTTGCGAGTGTAGGGTATTTCCACTCCATAGTTGGTCTGTACGCCGACCATGCTGCGCTGTTTGGGGGGAAAGATTGCAAACGGATACCCGTGCGCCAAGACTTGTTCAGCGAGAACCCCGCTGTTGTACTTTTTGGCCTCTTCAAGCCTGAAGTCCTTCAGCGCGATTTGTTTCATATCTCTCTTAGCCTTGTTTTCTCTGGAAGAACCCATTTCTCTATCCTACTGGAAGGTTGCGTTCTGGAGCGGCGCGGAGTTCTGCGCGCCCATGAACTGTGAAAGCACGTCGGGAGTCAGTTGCTCCATCGGCTGACTCAGCGTGCTGGCGACTTGATTCGGGTCTTGACCTGTCTGCGCGGCCATCTGGTTTACCTGCGGAACCTGGCTCACCAGCAGTTCGTTGACGTTCTTGAAGTCGAACAGGTCGAACGCCTGCCGTGCGAAGTTGGCCCAGTTGACCACCTGAAGCAAAGCGGGATTTGAACTCATCATTTGCAGGAGTGCCACTAGGTTCTGCTGGCGAGAAGCCTTGCCCGCCATCTGCGAAGCCGCAGTCGCACGCGCCCGATAGTCGGGTGCAAGGTCGTCGTAGTCCACCGTGGTCGTTTCCACGCCATAGGGCAGCCCCGTGATGGGATTGACGTTCGCCAGCGTTCCTAGAATCTTCACCTGCGCCGGGAGCGGGAGCCACAACTGGTCCATCTTCCTGAAAGCATTAGCCAGCGGCTCGATGAATCCCTCTGCCGCCAGCGTGGTCTCCATCGCCAGCCGGTTCAGGGCGTTCTCCTGCCGACCCATGAACCCGCGTGCGGTCTCGCGTGCGCCACCGGCCCCGCCCATCAGAATCTCGCTGTCGCCCGTGCCCAACTGCATGAACTCGTACAACTGCCCGACCTCGGAGTACGCAGCCTGCAAGCCCCTCATGTCGGGGGTCAGGGCGCGGATGTTGTCCTCGCCCGCAGAGCCGTCCACCAGCATGACCTTCCCGGCGCGACTGTAGAGGTTCTGCGTGTTCAGGTTGCACCCAGAGGACGCCACGAACATCGGGTCAATCAGCAGGTCCAAGGCGTCGAGCTTCTGGTTGCTCAGGCGGTCGGCGGTCCGCTGCGGGCCGAAGGCAATCTCAGCCTTGCCGATGCCGTCGAAACTGTAAGGGTCAGGCATGGAGGAGTAGGCCAAGAATGGCATCTGGCGGTTCCCCATCGGACCCTCACGGTTCTTCAACACCAC